CTAGTGGCTACCGGCCAGAGCCAATCAACACGCAAGTTGGCGGAGTCAAGGGCTCACTGCACACAAAGGGCATGGCGCTAGACATCTACCCAATGAACGGCGAGATCCACAAGTTCTATGAATGGCTCAAACCTCGCTGGTGCGGCGGCCTAGGAGACGGGCGTAAGCGAGGGTTCGTCCACATCGACACCAGGGATAACGGTCACTTCACAGCCCGTCCAGAAGTCAGACCTGCGGCCCAATGGTCTTATTAATCGCGTTGCCGCCAGTCGTCAGTTTTTTCTTGCGAGAACCAGGAGACAATTTCTTCTACTGAATTAAATCCGTCCACGATGTGATTGGACGGATCAGGGTCACCGATATCCATCTGGTTCATAAAGTCATCCAGGCCGCCTTCTGCCATGTCCGGGTTCGCGGCAACACGCCGTGCCTTCCGAAGCATCTCACCGGCGCTTCGGTTGGCTTTGGCGAGCTTGTTAGCCCAAATCATGTCGTCTAGCTTTACCTCTTGGCCAGACGCAATTCGTTGACAGATGAACTCAAGGCGAAGGCGATATTCAGTCGACAGCATGCCTTTTTCCGTAATCTAGGAAATATCAACGACCTTGGCCGCGATATTTTTTCCTGCCATGACTGGGCTTCGAATTAGTTCCTTGGCCTTGGCGAGTCTTTTTGCGAGGTGACTCTTTTTTGACCAGAGATTTTTTATAGAGCATCAGACGACCTTGATAGCCATTGCGCCGATGTTGAACTGCACGGTGTCACCCTGCTGGACATCAACGTTGGATGTGAGAGAACCAGATGCCAGAAAATTTCCACTGGATTGAGCATCCCAGATTCCGAAGTGAGTCAGATTCTGAGCGGTACTGTTCTGTGCGTTGGTTGTGATCTGCACCACTCCGGTATTGGTAATTTCAAAACCACCACCGGAGGCAGCGCCAACCGAGCTAAATGCTGAACTGGCTACCTGAGTTCTGTTTCCTGATCCGGTAATCGTCGAAGTAACGTCATTCGTCGTGCCCGCAGTACCAGGGTCGCCGGTATGGAGCGTGACGTACACATTCGTCGGCGCCGATGGGAATGCTGAGTTCTTGACCCAGCCAAGGATTTGGGTAGCAAAATACTGCGAAAACGCCATGCTGCAGCCGTGTCTACATATCTATTTTGGCAACTCCAGCAGTTACTAATTCCTCCTAATTAGTATCCGCCGTATGGAGCTGTAACTGTAAGCGTAGCGCTATTGGATGATGTACCGGATGCCGTACCTGAGATGCGATAGGTATGCTTGAGGCGCCCATGAGGAACCATCGTTCCAAGAATAGTTCCCTCCATTACTGTCAACGAAAGGGTCGGCGTTGCAGTACCGCCTGCACCGCCACCAAGTAATTTAATTTTGTCCTGAGGTGTAACAGTGGCTTGGGGAGAGAAGTCGCCACCTGCTGCGCCAAATAGTTTGACTAGGGCAACACGCGCAGACGGTGAAATACTGCCGCTTGCAGCCCCGGTGAGATTACGGGAGCGGATGACCTGCAGGGTGATGCTGAAGGTGGAAGTTTGCCACTGGCTGCTACTGACTGTGAAGTAGTAGACACCCTTAGGAAGCTTTCGAAGAGATTCAAATTCCGCGGTGTTGTGAACCTCGTTGAGTTGGCCAAAACCTTGGCTATCGAGAATGACTTGCTGGCGATCCGAGTCGAGCAGACCTACAGCGATATTTTGATCAGTCCTTGCATTGACAAAGTTTTTGAAAATACGGATATCCGATGCGTCCGTTGATTCGACCTTGTAGTACAAGGTATTTCGACCGGTCTCGGATCCGATATCTCCAGTTAATATTCGAGTGAGATTAGTGACTGTCCCCAGATCAAGAGCCGTCGTGAGGCTGCTATTTTGATTGAACTCGGGACGAAGAAATGAGGGTGCGGTACTACTGCTGCCACCCTGAAGTCTCTTAATACGCTGGATTTCCGGTGACTGCGAGCGTGTCATTAGCACTCATACATACGACATTCGCAGGCATCTGGATTCGCTTCGCAGAATTCAATGAACTTGCGTCGCATACCAGAGTCCTCTGTTTGGTGAGACTCCTTGGGTAAGCATTGCTTACAGGAAGTCTTGCATTCGTTGTCGTGGGATTCTGGAAGAGTCATATAATACCCGTTTCCTTAAATATGCTATACAAAATTACATAGCCAGGCGCCGTCGCACGTTGATCAGACGCACGACGGATCACTTTCCAGTCCAAGGAAACTACAAAAACTTGGACTCCTGGGGAATACGCCCCTGACGCAGTTCTTCTTCGGGGCTGCTTACATCTTAAATCGATATTTGCACAATTTGTTTTTCATCGAGACGTGGACATGTGGCCTAATCTCGTTGATCATTGCAGCCAGGCTCTCTCTACCAAAGACGATCTCGAAGTAGCCGCCACCATCTCCATGCGGAGATGCCTTAAATCCCAGGTCGGTGATCCATTCAGCGAGTGTGATGTACTCCTCTCTCTTGAATCGCCCGTTAATTCGACCGCGTCTGCCCATGAACCGACCCGTGTCTACCCATAAGGCGGCCAGGCCCTGGACACCGCAGACATCAAGGGCTTCTCGAGTAATGAGCGGCTGGTCATGCGGGCAGCGAAGCTCGTGCACCCGCCACATACCGTCGCCATGGAGGCGGACTCGCTCCTTGTCGTAGAAGCCATCGGTAGCGATCGTGTCCCATACGGCGTCGATCGGCCCGTCATGCAGCTTCCGCAGCGATCGGAGCTGGTGATCGAGGTAGGTGCGCTCTGTTTCAGGCCTGACTATTTCCAGCCAGGGGCGCTTTCTTGCTCCCTTTAGGGCGACCACGCCTTTTCCCAAGGTGAAGCTCAGTGCGCGCGCTACGAATTTTGCTGACATCCCACTGCTCCTCTTGAAATAGGTGGATCCGAGACTTCGGTGCGTAATCGACCAGGGCTGTACGGAGCTTCGCCGCTTGATCTGGAGTGAATGTGAGGCGTGGCTTGACTCGCTTTTCGTCAATCGTGGATGTTGCGCCGGTCAGGACCTCGACCCAGGACGACATAAGCCTTGCTTCTTGAATCGTGGTGCCGACTCGAGCTAATTGTGCGGATCCGTCCTTCATGACGCGAGATCCTTCAGCCCAGCACCAAGCAAGAGCTTTCGCTCCAAGCAAATCAAGTGATGTTTGGGTTATTTCGCGCTCACCATGCGGATATAAGAGGTTGTATACAGGCCTCAGCTTTTCAGTGGAGACTCTGAAGCGCAATGCAGAGGTTGATCTCCCATTTGACCGCTTCGGAGTCTCATAGTGAACAATATTCGCGTTTGTCGGGATGAAATGGCGAAATTCGTCCACCTTTTCTTCGAGAAATGCAGATTCGGTTGCACCTGCTGTCAATGTCAACTGGATATATCCCCCACCGACAGTGCGATATGGGACAAGACTTCCATCAGACAGCAAAAGACCTAGTAATCCGCGAACATCAGCGGAATCCAAAAGTTTCGCCCTATGAATTACTTCTATAGTAGTTTCATGAGCGCAAAAAGTGTGCTCAATCGTTCTTACAGCTTGAGGATCGTCTTCCCATGTGGATTGACAATGATTTTCCGAAGCTGCTAGGTGCTGAGCTCTACCGTCCCCACCCGGGATACATCATTGAGATGGCGGTTGAGCCCGTGGTTGTTCACGACTTCGCGAAACAACCCGGCCAAACTGTTCAGCTGGATCGATATCGTTTTTGGGGTAATCCTGGTACTAAGGATTCTCGTGAACGTACCGCTGATCAAACTCTTGGTACTGCGTCTAGCCGCAATATCGTTAAAGACAAGGTTCTTGTGAACCTTAAGGAGTACACCGGTCCTGCAGATCCGTCTGACACCGCTGCTCCCTCCACCTTCAAGGTGGCTCGTGAAACCCTGCTGACCGCTCAGCGTCTGCTGCTGGACACCGGAAACCTGAATGTTTTCCACCAGTCCATCGGTTCTCTGACTCTGCTCGACGACTACCGTCGTTGGCGTGATCGGGTGTTTGCCGACGAACTGTTCAAAGCTGATGCCAACGGCAAGGCTTCTGACTCCCAGGGCGGCTACTACTTCCCCCTCGGCAAGACCCGCACCGGCACCACCGTTGCAACCTATGCCTCCGGTGAGTCCGCCAAGTTCGACGTCAAGACCGACCTGCTGCAGGTGGTCAAGGACATGCGCAAGCGCAACGTCCCCACCTTCGCTGACGGCTACTACCGCTGTATTGCCGATCCCACGGCAATGATGCACCTGCGTCAAAACGATGCGTTCCGCGAGATCGCTCGTTATGCAGGCAACGGCATGATGAACCCCCTGCAGCCCGAGCAGGCTCCCAACGCCAACTTCTTCCATGGCATGGGTCCCGCTTACGGCCAGGCTGGTTTTGTCGCTGGCCAGCCCGTGATGCCTAC